CAGGTGTTGGCGGATGGCGTGGCTTTACCGACACCGGTTTCGGCAGCGGTGGTGAGCAACGGGTATTTTCACGCGAGTGAGTTTTCGCTGGAGTTCGCGGGGGCGTCGGCGGTGGGGGCGTGGTGGGATGTGTCGCCGCCGTGGGTGCTGGATGTCGCGGTCTCGACCGATGGGGCGAGCTTTGTGACGCTGATCTCCGGGGAGGTCGATTCGCTGGATTACGATTTCGCAACGGGGGCGGTGTCGGTGTCGGGGCGGGATTTTGTCGCCGCGATGATTGAGGCGAAGACGCAGGAGTCCTTCGCGAACCAGACGTCATCCGAGGTGGTGCAGACGATCGCGGCGCGGCATAATCTGACGGCAGCGGTTGTGCCGACGACGACGCTGGTGGGGACGTTCTACCAGGCCGACCATACCCGCCAGACCCTCGGGCAGTTCGCGCGGGCGCAGACGGAATGGGATGTGCTGACGTATCTGGCACAGCATGAGGGGTTCGACCTCTGGGTGCAGGGCCGCACGATCTATTTCCAGCCGCAGGCAACGCAGGGGGCGCCGGACTTCACGGTGGCGGTGACGACCGGGGCCAACGGGGTGCGCGTCGCGAACGTGGAGCATCTGCGGGGCTCGCGGGCGTTGACCTTGGCGAAGGATATCCAGGTTGAGGTGCATTCCTGGAACTCGCGGCAGGCGCGGGGGTTTACCAAGAGCGCGCGATCGGTGGGGGCCAAAGTCGCGGCGATCCAGCCGGCGAGCAATCAGGTCGGGACCACGACGCAGCGGTATGTCTTTGTCCGGCCGAACCTGACCGAGGACCAGGCGTTGCAGCTCGCGCAGAGCATGTTGGAGCAGTTGGGCCGGCATGAGCGGACCTTGGATATCGAGATGCCCGGGGAGCTCGTGATGTCGCCGAGGTCGCAGATCGCGGTGACGGGGACCGGGACGAGTTTTGATCAGTCCTATTGGGTGGATTCGATTCATCGGCAGGTGAGCATGGGCGGGTTCCGGCAGTCGGTTCGGTTGAAGAACCATTCGCCGCTGTCCGAGGTGGCGCTTTCGTGAGGATGGGGTCATGACGGGGTTGCGCGAGGCGATCCGGTATCACGCCGCCGCGTTGGATGCGACGCGACCGCAGCCGCGGTTCGCGGTGGTGGAGAGCGTGGACCCGGCGCGGCATCTCGCGAAGGTGACGATCCAGCCCGAAGGCGTGCTGACGGGGTGGCTGCCGATCCTGGGGATGGGCGGCGGCGGGGCCTGGGGGCTGATCTGCCCGCCGGCGATCGGGGCACAGGTTGTTGTCGTGCCGCTCGATGGCGATCACGAAAGCTGGGCCGTTCTGGGGGCGGCGTGGAGCACGGCAAGCGTGCCGCCTGATCCCTCCGAGACGCCTGGCGGTGGCGCCGGGCCGGTGCAGCCCGGGGAGATGGCGCTGGTGTCCGGCGCCGGGGCGTATGTCAGGCTCAATGCCGATGGGACGCTCACCATCGTCGCGTCGGCGGGGATCACGATCAAGGGCAACACCGAGATCGAGGGCACTCTGACCGTCACCAACGATGCCACGATCGATGGGCGCGGGTTCATGGCGCATGAGCATTCCGGCGTGCAGCCGGGCGGCGGGATCACCGGGGGCGTTGTCTGATGGCCGATATCGCGCATCAGTTCGGCAACGATATCTCGCTAGCACCGAACGGGGATATCGCGCTGGCCTCGGGCACGGTGCTGACGCAGCAGCGCGTGCTGCGGCGGCTGCTGACCAATCCCGGCGATTACATCTGGGATGTGAACTACGGCGCCGGGCTCGGGGCCATGGTGGGGCAGACCGTGAACGCCGCGCGGATCACGGCGATCATCCGGGCGCAGATGTTCCAGGAGGCGACGGTGGCGAAGAACCCGCTGCCGACGGTGAGTGTGAGCGCGGGGAACAACGGGCTGGTGCAGGCGGCGATTTCGTATGTCGATACGACGGATGGCACGGCGCAGAACCTTGTGGCCGTGCCGGCGGGGAGTTAGGCGATGCAACTGACGTTTCTCCCGCAGCAGCAGATCGTCCAGGGTGAGGTCGCCGCGGCGCAGGCCGTGGCGCCGCAGCTCACACAGGTCTCGTCGGGGTCCGTGGCCTATGCGCTGTTCCAGGGCTTCGCTTCGGTGTGCCTGTGGCTGCAATGGCTGATCGCCCAGGTGCTTTCGATGACGCGGCTGGCGACATCGCAGGGCGCGGATGTCGATTCCTTTGTCGGCGATTTCGGGCTGACGCGGCTGCCGGCGACGTATGCGACGGGGAGTGTGACGTTCTCGCGCTACTCGACCTCGGGGACGGCGCTGATCGTGCCGGGCGCGCAGGTCAAGACCGCCGATGGGACGCAGCCCTTCGTGGTGACGACGCTGACGACCAACGCGGCGTGGAACGCGACGCTGGGCGGATACCTGGTGGCGAGTGGTGTGGGCAGCGTGACGGTGCCGGTGCAGGCGGCGAACGCGGGCACGCAGGGCAACGTGCAGGCCGCGACGATCACGCTGATTGCCTCGGCGATTCCGGGGATCGATACCGTCACGAACGCGAGCGCCTTCACCAACGCGCTGAACGCGGAGACCGATGCGGCGCTGCGGTCGCGGTTCGCGGCGTATATCCAGGCCCTGTCGAAGTCCACGCTGGCGGCGATTGGTTACGCGATCGAGAGTGTCGAGCAGGGGCTGACCTATGTGATCCAGGAGGGAACGCCGGGGACGGCCGCGGTGACGGTGACGATTGACGATGGCTCCGGGGCGCCCTCGTCCACGCTGCTGGGGAATGTTTCGACCTCGATCAACGCGGTGCGGGCGGCGGGGGTTGAGGTGGTGGTGCAGGGGCCGAGTGTGAGCGACACCACGATCGCGTTCACGCTGAATGTCACGACGGGGACGAGCAAGCCCGCGGCGGTGGCGCTGATCGTGCCGGCGCTGCTGGCCTATGTCGATGCGCTGCCGGTGGGGGTTTCGCTCGCGGTGTCAAATGTGATCGCGCAGGCTTATGCGGCGGCGCCGGGGATGATTTCGAGCGTCGAGGCGCTGCTGCTGAATGGCGGGACGTCCGACATCAACCCGGGGGCGACGGGGGTGGTGAAGGTGACCGGCGGGGCTTCGGGCATCACGATTTCGTGACGGGACGGCGACATGGCAACGGGTGATCAGGCCGATATCGTTGGCCGGATGCGGGCGGTGTTGCCTGCCGCGTGGTTTCCGCTGCCGAGTGCGAGCGGTGTTTCGACAACGCCGATCCTGGATGCGCTGCTGAATGGTGCCGCGGCGGCCGGGGCGTGGCTCTATGCGCTGATCCAGAACGTGATCTTGCAGGCGCGCATCTCGACCGCGACGGGGGTGTTTCTCGACGGGATCGCCGCGGATTATTTCGGCACGAACCTGCAACGGCATGTCGCCGAGGGCGATCCGGCGTTTCGGGCGCGGATCAAGGCGACGCTGCTGCTGCCGCTGGGGACGCGGGCGGGGATCATCGCGGCGTTGCAGATCCTGACGGGGCGGACGCCGCGCATTGTGGAACCGTGGAACACCGGCGACACCGGGGGTTATGGCGCCTCGGGCTCGCATGCGTGGAGCGGGTTGGCCTATGGGTTCGCGGGTTGCTACGGGTCGCTGCTGCTGCCGGCTCAGGTTTTTGTGACGGCGTTCCGGCCGAACGGATCGGGCATCGCGCAGGTCGCGGGGTATTATGGCACCGGGAACCATACCGGGCCGGGCGGCTATGGTGCTGGCGCGATGGAGTATGGGTCCGCGGCGATGGTGGCGGGCCAGGTCACGGATGCCGCGATCTACGCCACGGTGAACACCGCGCGGGCCGCGGGCGTGACGGCTTGGGTTGCGATCTCGAACTGAGGTGGGTCGATGGTGAAATTGTCAGCGTTCGTCAGCTTAGAAGTGTACCGGGCGGGGGGGGAGTGGGTGCCCCCGTCATCTGTTGCAGTGTTTCTAACATCTGCTGTGGCATCGAGCCCGGCAGCGAAAAATGAAGCCTGCCTCCGCTCGCGAACGTCAGAGAAAGAATGACGGTCGCGCTTACCTGGTCCTTGCTCAACTCGAACCATGACGTTGCGAACACCTCCCGAAAGTCCGTGTCGGCGCCCTGAATTCTAAGGGATTGTTCGCGACCGAGCGCGGCCATTCCAACCAGCGCCGTTAGTTCCTCACTCGGGAACGCCACCACGACGTTGTTCCCATCAGGCTGAGTTCCCTTCAGCAAGAACGTCTTGCCGTCGTCTGTCGTCATGCTGCCTTCGATCTTGGCAACGGCGATGGCTGCGACTTCGGCCATTGGCCCCTCTCCTGCGGAAGTTTGCTGACCGCATCACCATAGCGCCCGCCGCCGAGTCGCCCGCGCCCCCTACCCCTAACCGAAGGCTTCATCATGGACCGTATCATCGTCTATCCGGGCGCCATTCCGCTCGACAC